CTCTCTGGAGTAGCACCGCCAGCTTGAGGTAAAGACTGTAGCATCTGGATAATTTCAGACTGCTGCAACTCGTTTGTTTTGTTTTTGCGTGGACCAAGCACTTTGTTCAGCGTAGAGATGGCAGCCAGGATAGACTTGCCTTCTTCTGAGTCTGAACCTATAGAGGCCAATGACTGCTCTAGCAAGTCTTGCGCCATGCCAAGGTTGATCATTGCTGCTTGTTTTGTCCCCATCTTGGGTTCAGGTGTGGACATGGGCGAACCCATAGGAGGTGTTTCTGCGTCAGGCGGGGCAGACCCCATGCCAGCAGAGGTGGGCAATACAGGTGGAGGTGCGCCAGCTGACCGTGGGCCACCCATTAACTCCATCAATTTGTCTTGCGGAACACTCATAAATTCTCCTTGCCCTAGTTTGTAACCACTTACAAACTTTCTGTCAAGTGGGTGGGGGGTATTTAGCGACATACCCCCCAATGTCGGTTCATCCCAAGGGATTACTTACGCTTATGTTTACGAGCTTTACGCATGGCAATCTCCTGAACAAGCGGTTTCTCGATTAGGGGAGAAACCATACCCTCTTCCTTTGCAAAGAAGACTTATCTGCGTGTTTTACGACCACGTTTGTGAGCTTTGTACATAACAACCTCCTGATTAAGTTCTGGCGTAAGACCGTTGAGTCCTACCTCCAGACGAGTTTTTAACACCAGTCTGACGGTATGTCAAACCAGGTCCTGACGATTCCCGTTTCAGCGTTTCAGAGCTGACTCTGGGTTGATCTGCACGGGGTTGAGTTTGTGGACCACCCACATTCTTTGTTGCCATGATTAACCTACCTTTTTGAGATCGGGTTTCTCTTTGTGAGATGGAGGAGCTGGGGGTTGCCCAGCTTTAGATGCCTCCATTTTCTTGAGACGTGACTTCAACTCTTCCTTCATGGGTGGTTCAACCAAGTCAATCAATGACTCCTTGTCGATCACGCCAGCCTTGAAGAGGTTGAAGGCCATCTGTCTGTTGTCTTCCATGAAGATGGGGGAGTTGCTGTGTGCATCCACCTTCACAGTAAAGTTACTGGTGAACTGTTCAGCGATAAACGTGTGGCCTTGAGTGTCTTTGAACCTTGTATCGTCATACTGCTGCATAGCTTTGAGGTAGAGAGTTGCCACTTTCTCCAGGCTATCCTCAATTACAAGTGCACGCTTTTTAGTTCTAGAAGAACCTAGACGAGCCAGTTGACTTGCATGACCCGCTGACCTCACCCCAGCTTCACCCTTGCCTGAGAGGACGTTGCCAATACCGCTGGCCTCCTCAAACATGGCATCTATTTCTCTGATTTCTGTGAATAGATCAGGTGGCATATTTGGGGCCATCTTTTCTACTTTTGCGTTGGGCATATCTGTAGACAGTAGACCACCCGCACGGTTCAACGCAAAGTTCTTCTCATCTAAGATACCCGTGAACCCGATCAAGGCCGTTGGTGGGCTGACCTGTTTAGACAGCAAGTCTAAAATCTCAGTCATGCGTCTGTTACGCAGCTGCTGCAAGTAGACCAGGCGTTGTACTTCAGACGCACCCCAGTAGTAATCGTAGAGCGGGTTGGGGCATAGTTGGACAAATGGCAACTCACCCTTCATGAAGAGGGACTCACCTGGACGGTCATAAATGATCACGTCTGGGTCTGCTTTTGTGACTACACGGTAGTCAGCAATGTCATCATCCCATATCCACAACTCGGTCATTTCAACCGTATCTTCTGACACCTCGGCTTTGTATCTGTTGCCCCCCGCCAAGTCTAGGTTGACGTTACCGTAAATGGTGGGGTTGGACTGGCTGATGATGATCCGCTCTAGCCCGTTTGCAATCTCTGTTCTTTCGTGAGGCATCGAGCCAACACGCTGCACAATTTCTTCCCGTCTGGGGTGAGAGTACAAGCGTGCATACAACTCAGACTTGGTGATGTAGTATTTCTGAATCAACGCCTCTTGTCGGTCTGTGTAGGTGATGTCTTCACGCAACACGCCCACACTGCCTGGTTCAACCATGTACGGGTGAATCCCGTTGTTCATGATGAGTTTGACGTAGGCCGTGCCGTAGACCAGTGACCAGGTAGTGGCAGTCGAGAACACCTGGTCAGCGTTGGAGTTGAGCCACTCGTCATTGAGTGCTTTTGTGAGGACGGGCACTTTCTGGTGTTCGTTCTCAGGAATAGACGCACCTAAGTTAATGCTAAACCTGGTGGTTTCTGCTGAGTAGAGAAACGAGGTCAGCTGGTCTAGGTGTGGGAAGATTTTGTTGTAGAGGGCTGGGGCTTCATCAGGCCCATTGCCAAACAGATACCAGTTTCTGAGAGATGCGTAGTCAATCTTGCGAGAGCCTATAGAGACTTCACATTTATAGATGATCTCCTTAAAGAACTCATCTCGATCTAGCGCATTCTTGGGTATCTTCATGTTTGTACTTTCAGACCCTCGTGATCAACCATTGTCCCAGCACCCGCCTTGGGTGGTGTGAATTGTCCTATATCTCTGGGCAAAATGGAAACAGATTCGTCTTTGACGGCCTTGAATTGCCCGCCCATCACAGATTTAAGGTTGATATTACCACCATTGCCCCACATCACGCTATCCCCAGGCCGTGGTTCTTTCTTTTCTTCTGCCATGCGCTTGTTGTTGGCCTCCATAGCCTCTGTAGCCTGGGCAAATTCCTTGTCAGATAGCTTATTTTTGCGTTTTAGGTAGCCGGATTGGTGTTCACCCGCTCTGGTGGACTTGATGTCGGTCATATCAAAGTCCATAGCCAGCTGTTGTAGGTTTTTGTCTGTTTTTGTGGTTTTTGCGGACTTTATAGCCACTGGTTGAAGGAAAACCACAGATAAAGCAGCATTGCAGCCCTTTATTGGGCACTTGGCCTCTCTAGACTCAAATACACCGTGTGATTCGCAAAAATAGTCCTTTAAAACACCCATATTACCCCCTTTTTGACAAAATTTCGTTGAAATTGCTGTAATCATGCCTGTTTACAGCCCCTAGTTTGACCTTTGCTACACCGTTGATCATCTCAATCTTGAGGTGCGGAACAAGTGGAATCTCTGGTTCTTTCCTGAAATCCACATATCTGTGCCCAGAATACTTACGCATAACCTTCACTCTACCCGTTTTCCAGATGGCATAGGCCCTATTAACTCTCTTTTGGGTGTATTCAGTCAAGGGTCTGGTCTCTCTGACAAACACTTCTTCCATGTGCAGCTTAGATAAACCCGCCAATTCCCCAAACAGTTCAATAGAAATGCCCCTGTCCTTGTCCTTAAAGAACAGTTTGATCTCTTTCATGAGCTGTTGTTTGCTAAGTGCGTGCGTCTTTTCCACCGTAGACTCCAATCATCTTTAAGTAGTTGGATACATTCTTGCCAACTGCAAGTTGTTCTGGCGTGTACTCGTCTTGTTTCAGAGACATCTCTTTTGACAGACGCATACCAATTAGCCTTGGCTGCACTTGTTCTGCCCACGCAATGGTTGCTAGAGCAGCTGCGATCACTCGGTCATCCTTGCCACGGCCTGGTGCACCGATAAACCCGTTCTCTCGCACAATTCCTTTCATCTCTTCTAGCGTGTCCATGCTGAAGATGCCCATCATGCCCCGCTCAAAATAATCTTTCATGTAGGACAGCATCCTCTCTTTTGAACTGGAGCTGGTGACAAAACCTATGCTACTGGAGAGTCCACCCATGTTGTCCATGCGTCTCCAGATGTAGTTGGACATACTGCCTAGCACGTCCATCAAGCCTCGTCCTGTGTCTCCCGTCATCGCAGCTGCCAGGCGTTTCAAGTTTCTCAGTTCGTTGATCACTGCCTGACCTGGACCATTGACCTCTAGGTTGAGCGTACTATTCTTGTATGCCCCCGCCAAATGAGCAATAACCCATGCGAATTGGTAGGTGTTGAGTTCTGATGTTGCAAATTCTGCCACTTGATCAAGACCATCCGCATATACTCGAAACACCTGAATGCAGAATCTATCGGCCCAGTCTGATGAGCCATAGGCTGGATCAGCACCGATGACGTAGTAGGCTGAGTCAACTGGTTGTTGCCATATCCTAAGGGAAGCGAGACGGTCTGTTGATTGAAGGCACTCTGTATCTTGAAAGAGTTGCCCAAATGCGTATCTGTAACACTCATAGTCCAACCCCTTTGCATACTTGGCTGCGTCTGTGCAGCGACTGTTAGAAAAGAAACTTGTGCCAGTCATGACAAACGCATAGTCCTCGGTAGGCGGGAACTCCTGGTACATAAGGGTCTCGTCCTTGATCCCCTCTGCCATCTTCCACCGCCACCAGGCCATCTGTCTGCTATTGACCTCCACTCCGTACAACTTCTTGATTTCCCTGACCCACTCTTTCTCGTCTGATTTGAGTTTGCCATCCCAATACACTTTGTACTCTTTAGACTCAGCGTCCACGCTGTAGTATTCGTTTCTCCACCAGCCACAGAAGATCGCACGCTGGGTGCGTGCCTTCTTAGCCGTCTTGTACATATCGTGGAACATATTGAACCCTTGAGCTGTGGATTCAAAAAGATATAGACGTTCTGGGTTTTTCTCTGCGAGTGAGGCAATGAGAGAGGCTAGTCCTTCTTCATTTCCCCAAGACGCGGTCTCTGTACCATGTAAGTAAGTGATAGCCTTACCTTGGCCCAGTCGAGCTTTGTTTCCCGCAATCTGATAGAAAATACGACTTCTGTTCTTGAGGACCATTTGGTTGCGATTGTGGGCCACCAGCGGAATCTTGTATTCTTTGGGTAGACCCTCAATGTACATTCCCAGTGTTGAGCGGAACATATCCCTGTTCTCCTCTGTATCTGCAACGAGTGTTCCTTGCCACCCAGGATGTGTGAACTGCCAATACAAATCCAATGCCAACGACACTGTGGTGATCCCCAACTGCCTTCCCTTGAGTATGACGAAAAAGTGGACATCTTCTTTTAACCCCTTATCAATCTCACCCATCACATACGATTGAGTCCCCAAGAGTTTGCCCATCTTCTTGAGACCCTCTTCCTTGGTCTCAATCTTAAGTTCACTACAAAACTTGTAGAACTGCTGGAGGTTGAAGTTCATAGTGGTGTTCTACAGGGGGTCATGTTGGTATGCTTGAACTCACCGCTGCGAATGCCCTTACAGACGTTGTAAAAGAGCCTGGCATTGTCAGGCATCCTACCTTGATACAAATGAAACACGCCCCCCTCAAAATGCGTCCCAATGCCATACTTGCCGTAGGTATGTAAGTCCCACGCACCGCCTTCAGGTTCTTTAAAGTAATGTGTTGGATAAAGAGTCTTGTATTTGACCTTGTAGATTTCAGCAGCATAGCTGACGTTCTCGCCCACGTCACACGTCTCATTCTCGCAAAATGACGGTCTGCCCATATCGTCCCAGATGTCTCTGTGAATGGCAAAGAAGGCGGGGGCTGCATAGATATGTGAATAGGGTGCTATGTGGTTGCTCACCTGGGCAATCCCCACCATGCTCTTGTTGTGTAGGGCAAAGGAGATAGCCTTGTCCACAATCTCTTTGTTGAGTGGCACACAGTCAATATCCAGAAACAACTTCACCTCTGCCATGCTTGACATCATGATGTTGTCCATCCAAATTCCGTGGGGTATCTCTTGTTCTGTGTAGTTCACCGTCAAGCCTAAATGCTCACAGGTTTCTTTGTGAGCGTTGACAATGAGACGGTCTACATTAGGCCAGTGTAAGCAGTGAATCTGGGGTTGCATCATTTGTAAATCATCCTGGCTAGTTTATAAATTTCTACCGTCTTGTCTGTGACCATCATCATCTGTGAGTCAACGGGTGGTACTTCTCCTACCGCCTTGTAGTGCTGCACTACCCTAGTTGAGTAATTCACAGTAGGCTTTAATGATCTGGCTACCCTGACATTATGAGCCTTCACATTTGCCCACATATGACGGTCACCTACCGCACAGTCAGCTCTACTCTTGAACATCCAGTTGCGTGCCAGGTGATGCGCTGTAGGCCCAAACAAATAACAGTTGGTGTCGTTAAAGTCATACCCGTCTGACTCCTCGTCCACACACATCCACGAGCCGTCTTCTCTGTAAAGGTTTCTAGGACAGGTCACCACGTCCACGTTGGCTTCCTTCATGACCCCCAACATTGTCTCTAGATGATTGGGTTCATACCAACAGTCTGCATCCAAAAAGGCAATGTAGTCGTACCCCTGTGCAGACGCTACCGCAGCCCCCACCCCTCTGGGTGTGTCTCCAAAATCAGCACTATTGGGTAATGTGATGTGCTTGATCCAGGACAACTTCTCCACCACCTCATTAGGATAACCGTCTGCCACCATGAAGTGATACACATGATTGTGCGTCTGGTGACCCACACTCGTCATGCACTTACTCAACGTCTCTAAACTCTCTTTGTAATAAGGCGTGATCACTGCTATTTTGTTCATTCAGGTTTCCCCATTCTTTCGTCATCCCACCTGGCGATCTCTAGTCGCACTTCTTTGTTCTTGGCACAGCTGATCAACTCTTTGTAAAACAACTCTGAATATGTTTCACGCCACTCTTTTGCCAACTTCCTCTTACTTGGTTTACTAATGCAAGCGAGGGCACGTTGCATCTCCTTCCTGAGTTTCACACGAGATGCGTACAACTGCTGTTGCATATCCTTCTGCAAATCCATACCCATATGCCTCTGCTACCAATTTATTCTTCTCTCTCTGCACCTGGACAAGACTCTCCCACAAGACACGACACCGTGCCCTCAGTTCGTCTTCTTCTTCCCAGAGCAGATTACCCAACATCTTCCCCCATAAACCTCAGCAGCACCCTACAGGCCAGCCTGATGTCCTCCAGCTCCATGTACGCCTCGCAGTCACTCATGGTGTCTTTCAACCTCCAAACCATGTACTGGTCCAGCAGATCAGTTGCCGTGATCTTGTGGCTGCCCACCAGGGTGAACTCCTCATGAGCCAATGCCTGTACTTTCCCACCCATCATGCTACCCTCCAAACGTGCAATGTGTTCCCGTTACTCTTACAAGTGAACTTGTACCCTAGCCTTTTTCCCGCCCTGTAATTGGCGTTGTATACCTTGTCCCGATACTCCACGGGCACAGCAAACGAGTCCCCCACGTCCATCTCCTCGTAGGGGTAATCAAAAATTACTTTTGGACTAGGCATCTCTACACCTTTTACTATCTCTATTCTTTGCATACTCTACACCTCGTCAGATAACCCTGAGTATACATAAAAAAAGAGGCCATGCAAGTACACACTCACATAGCCTCAACCCCTAAGTGGCAACTGCGGGGAAAACACATATT